GTTACATCTTCACTTATCCGTGAAACCACTGGGTTAGATTCTCAGAACTATGGTTACAAGTTCGGACAAGAAGAAGAAACATACAACATCGTTGCTGCACACGGTTATTTCGGAAGACTTATTTTCCAATATGCATCTTTCAATAACAGCAGAAGTCTTCACTTCTTCCTAGCATCTTGGCCAGTTATCTGTGTATGGTTAACCTCTATGGGTATCTGCACAATGGCATTCAACCTAAATGGATTCAACTTCAACCAATCAGTTGTTGATGCATCAGGTAAGGTTGTTCCTACTTGGGGTGATGTTCTTAACAGAGCAAACCTTGGTATGGAAGTTATGCACGAAAGAAATGCACACAACTTCCCTCTTGATCTAGCATCTGCTGGTGAAACAGAGGTTGCACTTATAGCACCTGCTATAGGATAATATATCTAAATATATGATATAATATGGGGAGGTTAATACCTCCCTTTTTTTATGGCAAAACAATCTATTAAATTTACTATTAGACAGGATGGCATTGTTTCCGAAGAAGTTTTCGGTGCTATCGGTAATGAATGTCAAGATATAACTAAATCTATAGAAGAGAAACTTGGCAATGTTACTTACGTAGAAACTAAACCAGAATACTATCAATCACAAGAAAATGTCACACTTCAGTACAATCAAAACGAAGATCAAGGATAAAGAAATTTTAATTGAAGCATTGAATCTTTTACAATATAATGTTCAGAATGATCAAGAGTTAATAAATCCTATTAATCATCGACATGAAAAGGTAAAGGTGGATGTTTCTATTACAGATGATGTTGGATTTAAGTGGAATGGTGACTCATATGATTTAGTTGCTGATGAACAAACTTGGGATTTGGATGTTCCTGTTCAAAGGTTTATTGATAAACTTACTCAACAGTATGCTATTCAAAATATTAAAAAGGTTACTGCTAAGGATGGGTTTACTATTGAAAATGAAATTAAAAATGTTAATGGTGAGGTAGAATTAGTTGTTACTAGATGGACATAGATAGGCAATTAAAATCTGAGAATCTTCTTTTAACAGATCGGACTTGTAGAACTTGTGGTGGGCATAAGAATCTATTGTCCGATTTTTATTTGTCTAGAATTGATACTCCAGATCTTCCTTCATCATATTCGTATGAATGTAAAGAGTGTGCAAGAATAAGAATTAAAAAGCATTATTCAGAAAAGGATATTATAGGAACTTGTTGTATTTGTAATAGTACTGATATAAAAATATCTAAAGGTATTTGTAAGACTTGTAATAATGGTTTAAAACAATTTAAAAGTGATATTGACATTATTAAAAATGCTATGCTATACTTACAAGAGAATCTTAAAAATAAATAATTTTTACCTATGGAGATTAATATGACAATGATGGAAATTCTTGGTGTAGTTGCTGCTGCATTTATTATCACTGCATTTCAGTTTCGTTTATTAGGACTTCTTAGAAAATGACTGCTAAGAGAAACGTAAATCTTGAATATATAAAAGAAATTCCTCAGTGGGAAAAACTTTATCTTGAGTCTATGAAGGGTAATTTATCTAAACAACAGATAGAACTTCTTGAAGGTAGAGATATAAAATCTGATGAAGGAATGATTTACGGGCAAATGTATTCTGATTGGAAAAGGAGGGGATGGGATGTCGAATAAACCTTATGATGACTCCAATTGGAGAGAAGAATATAAGAACTATACTTCTAGCAAGTATGAGTTAGATCTTCTTGAGAATGGTCCTCATAGTTTATCTCAATCTTGGATGATGGGAGCATTACATAATAAGTGGAAGAAGATGAAAGGATATAAAGATCCTGAACCACCAGACGTATCATCATCTATGAAAGAATTTTTTCAACGACAAAAAGATCAAGGTATTTAAATGGCTTTCTTAATTTCAATAATGTCATTTGCAAATTTTGTATTCTATCCTCTAGTGATAGGTACTATTATTGCTGTTATAATAGAGCAGATATTTAGAGCAATAGGTAATGAAGATGACCCTAAAGCAGTAAGGAATGTATTTCTTGCTATGGGAGTAAGAAAATATCTTTGGAGACAAGCGTGGTTATTTAATATAATATGGTTCGTATGTTATGGAATATTATTATTCGTAATGCGACCAGGACAACAGGCAATGCCTGATATGATATGGCAAGGGTAATCAAATGACAGTAGCAGATTTTTCAGTTCAAATAAAAGAGGGAACAAAGAAGTCCCATTCAGCAGCAGAGAATACTTCTTTCGTTGCATCATTTCTTAGAGGTGTTGTAAGTAAAGAGAGTTACAAAAACCTAGTAAAGGATCTGTATTATGTTTACAGAACTATGGAAGAGGAGGTTGAAAAGCATAAGGATCATCCTGTAGTTGGTAAACTATATCTTCCAGAACTCAATAGAGTTAATGCACTTGAAAGAGATCTTAGATTCTATTATGGACCTATGTGGAGATCTATCATTATGCCTTCTGAGGCTTGTGCTAATTATGTAAGTAGAATTAAATGTTGTTCTATTGAAGATCCTACTCTATTAGTTGGACACCATTACACAAGATACTTGGGTGATCTATCAGGTGGACAGATACTTAAAGGTATTGCTGAGAAAGCAATGGGTCTCAAGGATGAAGGATTATATTTCTATGATTTTGATAAGATAGAAAATGCTAAGAAATATAAGGATGGATATAGGGCAATTCTTAATGGACTCGATGTAGATCAACATCAAGTAGATGCTATTATAGTAGAAGCGAACTATGCTTTTAGATTAAACATGTATATGTTTGATACATTAGAGGGTAATTGGTTGCAGTCATTGATACAAATGTTATTTGGTTTTATTACTTCAATAATAAAGAAATTCAAAAGCGGATAGTAATCAATAAATAATTTTAACTTAACAAATAGTTTATGACTATTTTCCATACTCCGAAGGCTTATGTGTTTAACTTACAAACTACAAGTTCATCAGAAGCAAGAAGATTATGGAGGCGAGATATAAAAGAACAATGGAATTATGAATGTGCTTATTGTGGGGATGATAAAGAACTCACAATAGATCATGTGGTTCCCAGAGCAAAGGGTGGTTCAGATTTCACTAAGAATGTGGTATGTTGTTGTCATTCTTGTAATCAAAATAAGGGACATGAGGATTGGGAAGAATGGTATTTTAATCAGGTATCTTTTTCTTTAGATCGGTATGCTAAGATTAGAAAGTGGATGCAACCTGATCCCCCACAAGATTTATTTGAGTATCGTCCAAGAAGGAATAATTTAACTTGAATAAATAAATCAGCAGTATATACTGCTTGTTATAGGGTACATACCGAAATCATTATAAATGGCGACTCCGTTTAGAATTAAACGATCTGCTGTTCCAGGGAAGGAACCTGCAGTATCGGACTTACAATTAGGTGAATTAGCTCTTAATACTTACGATGCTGAACTGTATACACTACGTTCTCGTCCTGGTATTGGTACGGAAGTTGTTAAGATTGGTGGTGCTTCGGTAAAGAACGTATTACATGTAAACAAAGATGGAAACGACGAAAATACAGGACTCACACAAGCAGACGCAAAACTCACAATCAAGGGAGCAGTTGGAATTGCATCAGCAGGAACTGCTATTAAAGTTGCTGCTGGAACTTACGTAGAAGATAATCCAATTAAAGTACCAAAACAAATCAGTATTGTTGGTGATAGTTTAAGAGAAGTTACTGTATCTCCTTTAAATTCTGATCAGGATATGTTCCATGTATCTCCTGGAGTTATGATACAGGAGTTATCATTTGATGGTTCTGTAGATCCTGGAATGGCAGTTGTAGCATTTGATCCAGATAAGATTCAATATAATCCACAGTCACCATATGTTAGATTTTGTACGAATAGGGTTACTAATAGTATTGGGTTAAAGGTAGATGGTAATAAATCAATTGGACCATTTAAGAGTATGGTTACTGACTCTTATACACAGTATAATGTAAATGGTATAGGAGTTTCCGTTAGTAATGAGGGATATGCTCAGATAGTTTCATTGTTTACAATGAACCTTGATGCCGCAGTAGTTTGTCATTCTGGTGGACAGTGTGATGTAACAAACTCTAACTCTTCCTTTGGTAATTATGGATTGATTTGTGATGGAAAAGGACCTGTTCAGTATACTGGTATTATTACATCAGCAGCAACAGAAAATGCTGATAAGTTTGAGGTTTATTTAGATAATCCATCTCACACTATTACAAATGCACCTTATGATAATGTAACTGGAATCGTTACTGTAACTACACATACTGATCACGGATTCTCCGTTGGTATGGGTGTTACCTTATCAAGGCTTGCTTATACTTGTGATTATGGTAATTATGCACATACATTTGTATCTGCGGATAATAATTCTATTAATATAACTGGTGCTGGTCAAACAACACCTAGTGATATTTCTTATGATCCCCAAACGGGTCTTATGACATTAACTGCTAATAATCACGGATTAACAGCTTTAACTTCAGGTACAATCTCAACTGCAACATACATACCATCTACTGGTGTACTAACACTTCATCAAACTAATCATGGATTATCTAATGGTGATAGAATTAAGTTGGAGTTAGAATCTCTAACATTCACTTGTGATAGAGATAATCATGCTACATTGCATTCTTATCCAAGACAAAGTGATCCTGTTTATAATAAGTGGTTAGAAGTTTCTAATGTAGATACTCTTAATCATAAGTTTGATGTTAGTGTTGGAATATCTGAAGATCTTTCAGAACATTGGTTTAGAGCAGGAGATGAAAATGGATTTAAGAAAGCATCTAGTTCTGTAAGTTTTGATGCAGAGTCATTAACATTTACTTGTGCTATGGATGGTAATGCTACACAGCATTCATATCCAAGAACAAAAGATCCTGCATATAATCAAGTATTAGGTGTTGAAACAGTACCAGATAATAATACATTTACAGTTAATGTTGGTATAGCAACCAATGAAATATTCCCAGATAAAAACGGGAATGTTTTTAGTGTTGAATCTGTTATTGATAGTAAGAACTTCACTGCATATGTTGGTCCTAATAGATTTGGACACACATATCTTGGTGGTGGTAGAGCAGCTGTAAATCTTATTAGACCATTTGATGGTAAGGTGGTTTATTTTGATAATCAATATTATAGTCTTGGTAAGATAAAACTTACTAATGCTGGTAGTGGATATAATAATCCACCAACTATTGTAATTGATGATCCAAGTGTTTCTTGGGGTGTTAAGGCAACTGCTATTCCTAGTATTATTGGTAGTAAAGTTGATGAGATTGAAATCATCTCAAATGGTAGAGGATATACTTCTACACCAACTATTACATTCTCTGCTCCTGATGTGGGGATAAATACAGCAACTGCTACCGTAGAATTACTTCCAACATATTATTCGGTTAAGAATTCAACTCCAGTTTCATCTGGAATTTGTACAATTACCATTAATGAAAATCTTCCATATGCAGTTGGTGTGGGAACCACCGTTCCTTTCTACAGACAAAGTAGAATATTAGCATCAAGTCATTCATTCCAATATATTGGCAGTGGTGTTGATCCTATTAGTTCCCTTCCTTCTCGTGGAGGTGTTACCATACAGGAGAATGAAGTTGATAACCGTAACGGTGGATTGGTTATATACACTAGCACTGACCAAGGTGGAAACTTTAGAATTGGTGAGGGTGTTCAAATAGATCAAATTAGTGGAACTATTACTGGTAATTTTTATTCCAAGAGTTTGTTCGCTAACGTCACGCCATTAATTCTAGCATTAGGAGGAGATTAATAAAATGGCTTTACCATTAAATGTATTCAAAACAATAACATATATTGCACCTACAAATCCAGTTGGAATTTATACTGCTCCAGTTGGTTATAGTGGTGTTGTATTATTATCACAAGCAACAAATGTTGATTCAACAGCACATACAGTTTCATTAGATCATGTAAGAGGTGGTACAGTAACTCCTGTTGTTAAGAGTATGGCTATCCAAGGTCATGATACTATGAATATTACTCAAGGAAAATTAGTTCTTGAGTCAGGTGATTCTCTTAAAATATCTGCAAGTAATCCTAATCATGTGAAATTTATTGGAAGTATATTAGAAACTCTTAATTAAGAATAATGCTGGCAAATAGATTCAGAAGCGGAAGAGTACCTCATCAACATATCGGTATAAGTTCATTTACCGAGGATAAGCTTGTCCTTGATGTAATAGGAAATGCCAATATCAGTGGTACATTAAATGTACCAAACTTAACTGTTACTGGTGTTGGTGCTACTATTGAAGGTGATATCAATGCTAGAAATTTAAACATAGTAGGAATTACTACTATTGGTGGATTATTATACGATGGTTATAGTCAATCTGGATCTGATGGTGCATATTTAAGAGCTACTGGAACTGGTATTAAGTGGACAGGATTTGCTTCAGTTAGAGATAGGCAAGATTTTATTGCTACTGCAAATCAAACATCATTTACTTTTCCATATAATACAAATTATATTGATGTATTTGTTAATGGTGTTAAATTAGCTTCTAGTGAATTTACTGCTGATAATGGAACTCAAGTTGTTTTAAATACTGGATGTTTTGCTGGAGATAATGTTGAGTTAATTTCTTATAATACAGGTGCTGTTACTAATGGATCTGGTGGAGGTGGCGGTGCTACTATTGGTATTAATACGTTAGGGCAATCATATTTTACTCATATAACTGCAAGTGGAATTGTAACTGCTGCTCAGTTTCATGGAGATGGATCTAATTTAACTGGGATCAATACTTCTTCTGGATATGCAACTGTAGCTGGTATTGCTACTCTTGCTCAAGGATTAACAGGTACACCAAATATTAATGCTGGTGTTATAACTGCTACTAAGTATTATGGTGATGGATCATCTTTAAGTGGAGTTGCTGCAGGAATTGTAGTTGAAGAAGAAGGAAGTAATATAGGAACGGCTACTACAGTTAATTTTGTTGGTGCTGCTATAACAGCAACATTCTCAAATGGTACTGCAACTGTTAATGTTGGTGATCATTATGCTCGTATTGCTGGTGTTGCAACAGTTGCAACTAATGCACAAGGATTAATTGGAACTCCAACTATTGTTGTAGATGAGATAGTTGCTAATAATGTTTCAGTCTCACAGACATTAACATATGAAGATGTAACAAATGTAGATTCTGTAGGATTAATAACTGCAAGAAGTGGTATTAGAGTTATTTCTGGTGGTATAAATGTTGCTTCTGGTGTTGTAACAGCAACTAATTTTGTGGGACCTCTTACTGGTGATGTCACTGGTAATGTTAGTGGTTCTGCTGGTTCTGCTGTTTTTGCTGAAGGATTAACGGGTTCTCCTAATATTGCTGTTAGGGGATTAACTGGTACTGGAATTCAGATTACTGGACTTTGTACTGCAAGTACATTTGTAGGTAACTTGGTTGGTAGTGTTCAGGGTGGTAATGTAAATGCTTATAATGGAACATTCGTTAATAATGTATCTGCTGCTGCTTCAATAACTGCAACAAATGGATTTTATGGTGATGGATCTAAATTAACAAATATTGTAACAACATCGGATAGTGCACCAAGTAATCCTAATGACGGTTCTCTTTGGTGGAAATCTGATGAAGGTATTTTAAAGATATATTATCAAGATGTTGATAGTTCTCAATGGGTAGATGCTTCTCCTGGTGGTGGAGGATCTGGTGGTTCTGGTGGTGGTTCTTCTGACCTTATTAATGATTCCACACCCCAACTTGGTGGTAATTTGGATCTTAATAATTATGATGTTTCTGGAACTGGTGATTTTAATATAACTGGTAGTGGAACATTTACTGGTAATGGAACATTTAATAATACTTTAACTGTAGGTGCTCATGCTGGTATAGGTAGTTTAAGTGTAACGGGCGTATCTACATTCAGTGGTAATGTTAATCTTCCTGATGAGAAGAAAATATTGATTGGTGATTCTGATGATATGGAAATATATCATGATTCAGTAAGTCGAAGTGGTATTCGATTTACAAATCCAGAATTTAGATTACTAGGCACTACTGGTTCATCATCAATTATATTAGGTCAATCTAATAGTTCATCAGAATTATCATTTGGTGAGAGATATGCACAATTTAATAATAATGGGAGTGTTGATCTCTTCTATAATGGAGATGAAAAGATAAGGACTACCGAATCGGGAGTTAATGTTTCGGGTGCTGTAACAGCAACTTATTTTTATGGTAATGGATCTGCTTTAACAGACATTTATGCTGCACCTCCAGCAGGTATTAGTACTACTGGATATAGTGGATTTACTAATGTATATTGTGCTGGAACTCTTGATGTAGATAAGCAAGCAATTTTTGATGATGTTATTGTATCTGCTGCTGCAACCTTCCAAGGTGCATTGACTGCTAATACTGGACCAGTTACTCTTAATAATACAACTGCTAATGGTAATACTGATGTAATAGGCATTGCTACATTTAGAAATGATGTAATTTTTGATGGTAATGTTGGTATCGGAACCGATAATTCAATATTTAATTTAGATCTTGGTTCTTATGTTTCAAATAATGTTAGTACAGCAGCAACTTTAAGAATAATTGGTGAGAATAATTCAACTGCAATTCGTATTGGTCCTGGCGGTACTAATAATGATATTACTTTAATTAGAGTTGATAGTAAAGATGGAACAACTGATGGTAGTGCAAATACTAATTTAGGTCACTCCATAAAGTATATGGGAAGTGGTTCTGGTGCTGATAATCGTCTTGCTTTCTGGGTAGATAATACTAGCAACACAGCTTATGAAGCAGTAAGCATTTATAATGATGGAAAGTTTGTTGTAGATGGTGATCCTGATGCTGGAGGTCATGGTTTTTATGGAACTCCTTCAGATGCTTTTACTGTTAGAGGTACTAGTAAACTTACTGGTGGTGTAGATGTTACTGGACATAGTGAATTAGATAATGTTAATGTCTCTGGTGTTGTAACAGCAACCACATTCAAGGGAAATCTTGAGGGTAATGTAACTGGTGATATATCTAATGCAACATCTTATCCATACACTTCACTAACTGGTATTAGTACTGATATTGTAGGAGATACAACTCCACAACTTGGTGGTAATCTTGATGTTAATAATAAGAATATTGAGATTGGAGATTGTACTACTGCAGGAACTGATAATACTTTAAAGATTGGATCTAATGGATTAGAGGTACATCATAGACCTAGTGCTTTTGCAACATATATTCAGAATAAAAATAAGGATACAAACCTTTGGATTACTGGACAAAATACTTCTGGAAGTTGGGGACATATTTTCCTTAGACCTTATTTGAATGCTTTTAGTGGTGTTGCTTGTTGGTGGGGTGGTGCTACAGAATTGTATTATGGAAATACAGGATCTAAGAAATTAGCGACAGAAGTTGGTGGTGTTCAGATTACAGGATCTCTTGCAAAGACTGCTGGATCATTTAGAATTCCTCATCCTATTGTTGGTCTTTCTACTACAAAGTATTTGGTTCATTCATTCATTGAAGGACCACAAATGGATCTTATCTATCGTGGTAAGGTTACTTTAGTGGATGGTACTGCCACAGTTAATATTGATACAAAGGCAGGAATGACAGAAGGAACTTTTGTTCTATTAAATAGAGATGTTCAATGTTTCACTACTAATGAAACTGGGTGGACTGCAATTAAAGGTTCTGTAACTGGCAACGAGATCACAATAGTTGCACAAGATAATACTTGTACTGATACTATTTCTTGGATGGTTGTTGGTGAAAGACAAGATGAAGCTGTTAAGGCATTAGATATGACTGATAGTGAGGGTAACTTAATTATTGAAACCGATCAACCAGCACCAGATACAAAACATGCTGATATTCAAGCACAGTTATAGAGGTAAATAGATGGCTATTAATTTTCCAAACAATCCAAGTGTAGATGATACTCATTCCGCAAATGATATAACATGGAAGTGGGATGGAACAACTTGGAAAGTTGGTATATCTACAATTAATGCTGCTACTATTCCAGGTATTTCTACAACAGGAACATCTTATTTTTATAATGTATCAGTTGCATCTTCTGTAACTGCAAGTACATATTATGGTGATGGTTCTGGTTTAGTTGGAATTGCTGCAACAAATGCTGACTATGCAAGTGTGGCAGGTATTGCAACTAATGCTCAAGGTCTTACTGGTACTCCAGATATTACAGTAAATGATATTACATGTAGGCATATAAGTTCTTCTGGTATTGTAACTGCAAGTGCATATTATGGTGATGGATCAAACTTAACTGGAGTCGGTGGTGGAGGTGGACAAGGCGGTACTGCTGGTACTGGATCTTGGACTGCTACAGCAGGTGTTCTTTATGAATTAGATAATATTTCTATAAACAATTTAGTTTCAGAATATATTTTATATTTTGATCATAGTGGTAGTAATACAACTCAAGCACAAAAAGTTCTTGTTTTGAATAATGGAGTAAATTCTTATATTCAAGAATATGGTGTTGTTTATGATAATAATTTACTTGTTTCTGTTGGATCATCTATTAGTCAAAATAAATTAACTATCAATGCTGTACCAGAAACTGGTATCAATGGTGGAATTTCCTTTAAGTTTTTAAGAAATGATATATCATGATTGCTACAACAACAGATCCAAAAACGGGTAGAGTTCTTGTTGTTCATTCGGATAAGCAACAACCATATACTGTTTACGTAAATAATGCTGAAGATTGGAATGAGATTCATAATTATATAATTAATGAAAATAATATAGATGATATTCCAAATAGGAAGATTGATTGTACTTCGGAGATGAAGTGTTCTCCTAAGAGAAGTGTATATGAAATGTCTCCTGCTGAAGCAGAAGTTTTAAGAAAACATCCTAAGATTAGATTTGTTGAAAGGTCTACGTTATATAATGAGTATGTATTAGAACAAAGAAAATATGATGCAGGATTTGATAAGTTTATAGATGCTAATAGGTATAAGTATCCTGTTAATAATATGAGGAGTGGAGCAAATCCTAATCCTTCTCCTCCTGAATTGGATTATACTCAATGGGGTTTATATAGACATTCATATAGAGCTAATAAATTTGTTGATGCAGGTCAGGTAGATGTAGATATTCCATTTACATTATCTGGAAAAAATGTTGATGTTGTTATTATGGATACTGGGGTTCGATGGGATCATCCAGAGTTTTTAAAACCAGGAGTTACAAGTCCTGTTCCTTCTCCTACTACTTGTGAACAATATACGAGGGTAAGAGATATATTAATTCATGGTGCATCTGAATATGGTATTAATTGGGCTGCGGAAGGATTAGCTGCTCCTGGATCTAATCCATTAAATTATTATGGAGTTGATGGAGCATTATTAATGGAGAAGGGATATAGTTCCTATCCATATAGTATTAGTTGGCATGGTAGTCACGTTGGTGGAACTGCTGCAGGAAATCAATTTGGGTGGGCGTTTGAAGCAAATATATGGTCTATTGCTTGTATTGATAGAGATGATTTAGGGTGGGCAGATCCTTGTGACGGATTTGATTATATTAAAGTTTGGCATAAAAATAAACCAATTAATCCAGAAACTGGTAAAAGAAATCCTACTGTAGTTAATGGTAGTTGGGGATTTAGGCAATTTTTCCGTAGTGATCTTGATTATGATGCAACACAAAGAGGAGTTTCATATAATAAAGCAAATATGAATTCAACAACTTGTCCATCTGTACATTATATGGATACTTTGAATAGTTCTTATAAGCAGTTTACTGCAGTTCATACAGTTAAACAGGCAGAAGTTGATGAAATACTTGATGATCCTGATTGTAAAGATATAGTATTTTGCTTTTCTGCAGGTAATTCTGTTGATAAGCAAGATATACCTGGAGGGATAGATTATGATAATGAAATAACTTCTGCTACTTTTTATTATAGTGATAGGGGTACTCATTACAATAGGTCAGGAACACCTGCTATTGGTGCTGAAGGTAGAGAGGATCAGGTTATAGTTTCTGGTTCTATGGATAATTTAAGGCAGACATCAAATGGACAAGAAAGATGTTCTTACTTTAGTTGTAGGGGACCTAAGATTGATGTTTGGTCTGCTGGATCATCTATTCTCAGTCCATATAATAGTGGATATGATGATCCTAGAGATCCCAATTTTTACAATCAGTATCTTCAGGGAACCAGTATGTCTTGTCCAAATCTTGCTGGAGTTATGGCATTGTATTTACAATCACAACCAAATGCAACTAGAGCACAAGCCAGAAAATGGTTATTAACTCATGGTTCAGTTGATGTTTCAGATTCTGATGCTACTTCATTAACTCCTGGATTTTATGATCCATATCAAAGTAATAGTGCAACTGATCCTACCTATTGGGGTAGTAATTATGGTTTAAGGAGTTCAAAGAGAAGAGTTCTATTAAATCCTTTTTGTAATAATGGAAAAGCATCTATGGTTGGTATTGCTGTTACAGGTATATCATTCTCGCATTAATAAATAAATAAATAATATCTAGGAACCAGATTATTAAGTAACATGGGACGTTTTGTAGGATTAAGTGTAAATAACCAAAGAGGTAAAGGTAGTGGTGGCGGTGGCTCCATTCTCAGTAACGAGGCTTTTACTAGAGCTACTGGTATTACAACAAACTCAGATAATAATGTAACCTCAGTAATACTGGGAGAAAATAAGTATGAAACTATTTTATACAACGCTGTTGGATTAGTTACTGGATATAATGAGATAATAGGTAGTGATGAAAAGGGATGGGCACTTACATATGATGCTAAGAATTTAATAGATACAATAACTGAAGTAGATACATTCCCAACTTATGCTGTAACATCAAGTGCTAATGCTGTTGATGAAGGTTCCACTGTATCATTTACTGTTACTACAACTAAGGTCTCAGATGGTACTACATTATATTGGAAAGTAAGTAGTGAAGCCGATTTTACAACATCTTCAGGAAACTTTACAATTAATAGTAATACTGGAACATTTGATTGTACACCATCTGAAGATGTTCTCACAGAAGGTACAGAACAATTTATGGTTGATATATTTGTTGATTCTGGATTTACTCAGAGTGTTGGTTCTAGTCCTGGTGTAACTATAAATGATACATCAGAAAGTATTGCTTTGGGTGGTCACGTTTTCCATGCTGGAGATTGGAATACTACTGCATCTTATGATTGGACAGTTCCTAGTGGAGTAACAGCAATATCTGTTGTTTGTGTTGGTGGAGGTGGTGCTGGTGAAACCAACCACGATGCTGCATCAGGTGGTGGAGGTGGATTAGCATATAAAAATGGTATAGCTGTAACACCAGGTCAAACTGTTACTGTTAAAGTTGGTGCTGGTGGATTTGCTACATCTTGGGGTGTAACGGATTCTCCTGATGGATCAGATTCTTATATTCAGTATGCTGGCACTATTTACGCAAGAGCGAATGGTGGAAAAGGTGGTGATGGAAACCAAGGCGATGGTTGGTATAATAATTCAAATAGTTTCCCTAATACCAATAGTGATGGTGGTGGTCATGGGGGTTCTGGATATCATCAAGGTGGATGTCGTCAAAGTGGCGGTGGTGCTGGTGGATATAATGGTGGTGGTGAAACCAACTCTGGACGCTGCGGTAATCCAGGTTATTCTGGACAGTATGCTCAGAATGGTCAGAATGGTGGTGGCGGTGGAGCACACTCACAGAACGGTGGTTCCCAAGGTTACGCTGCTGGTGGTGGAGGAACTGGAGTATATGGGGAAGGAGCTAGTGGTGATAAAGGTGACGCAAATAATAATGGTAGTCCAGAGGGTGTTAATGACTTTCCTGGTCTTGGAGGATCACCAGCATATAATACTGGTTTAAGAGGTTATGCTAATGATTCTACTAATAGTGAGTGGGCAAGTGGTAGTGATTTAGGTAATAATTATGATAGAAATAGTCAGATGAATCAACATGGACAGGGTGGTGGAACAACTCCTGATGGTGGATTCCCTGGTGGTGGTGCTGGAGGAGCAAATGGTAGTTCACCTGCTGGATGGGGTGGAAATGGTATTGTTAGAATTGTCTGGGGACAGATAACTGGCCAAAACAGATCATTCCCTTCTACTAATGTGGATAGAACTGATCAATATGATGGAACTATTACAGAAGGACAAGAGGGTGTTCAGAGACAGTATTGATAACTGTTTTCTGAGTTTAAAAACTAAATAATTAGAAAGGCACAAAATGGCAGATAAAGGTTTTGGTGTAAAGGAACTTAATTTGATTGGAGATTCTGGTACTCCAACAATTGTAAGTCCCAATAATTTAAATTTAAATGCTGTAAATGTTGCTATTAGTACTGATGTATCAATAGGTGGTACTTGTACGGCAACAGAATTTAGTGGTGCTATATCTGGTTGGATATTGGGTAATGATGGTTCAAGTCATTATACATTTACTGGTCCTGGGTTAACTGGTACAGTAGATGATCCAGATTTAAATCTTGTTAGAGGTCAGAAATATATTTTTCATAATAGATCTTCAGGTCATGCTTTTAGGATTCAAAGTACTCCTAATGGATCTGTAGGGTCAGCATATAATACTGGTGTAACTAATAATGATGGTTCAGCACCAACAGATATTGTATTTGATGTTCCTCAAGATGCACCCAATCTTTTATACTATCAATGTACTGCTCATACTAATATGGGTGGCGTTCTTCATATAGGATCAGATTTATCTTTACCTGTTAATACACAAGCATCTACATATATAATTCAAAAAACAGATGTTGGTAATATGATTAAAGCTAGTGGTGATATAACTGTTGCTTCTGCTAATGAATTATCTGTGGGAGATATAGTAACGATATACAATGCTACTGGTGGTAATATTAATATAACAAGATCAAGTACTAATATTTACCTTGCTGGAGATACTGCTTCTTCAAATAGAGTTTTAGCACAGAAAGGAATTGCTACTCTTGTATGTGTTGATTCAAATGAATATGTATTGATGGGTGGCGGTATTACATAATGTCTGCTATACAATCATTGCTGCATCATATGGGATCAGGATCAGCAGAATGGCAAGGTAATTCTACTGCTTCAATGACTGAAAGTTCAACTTCAATAGATGAAGGTCAAACTTTAACTTCTACTATTACTACTACAAATTGTCCTGATGGTGTTGTTTTATATTGGACAGTTGATCAACATACAGGAGCAATAAACTCATCTGATTTTAGTGCGTATTCTGGGACTGCTGTTATTAATAGTAATAGTGGATCAATTACTACTAATATAGTTGCAGATGTTGCAACAGAAGGAGAAGAAAAGTTTGCAATTCTTTTATTTACAGATTCTGGATATAGTAATAATATAGCAAGTACAAATGTAATTACGATTAACGATACTTCTACAGCACCAACTCAACATAGTCATTCTTCAGGTACTATTAATGTACCTGCAAATGCATATGATATATCATTTGAATGTTCTGGTGGTGCTGGTGGAAAAGGTGGAGCTGGAGGAGCTTCAAGATCTAATGGTGGTTCTGGAAGGAGTTCTTGGTTTACAACTAATCTAACTGCACCATATACAGTCAACCTTTGGCCAGGAACTAAAGGTGTAGATGCATATGATCCTCCTGTTGGTGATCCCACATTCCCTAATGGTTGTAGTGGATGGAGTGGTGGAGCTGGAGGAAGTAGTGCTGTTGGAATGAGTGGTGGTACTGGTGGAGCTTCTGGTGGAATTGATAATGCTGGAAGTAAGTCTTGTAATGTTGGAGGTGGTGGAAGTGGTGGTGCTGGAAGTTTGATCCAGATTAGTGGTGTTGGTTATGTTGCTATCGCTGCTGGCGGTGGTGGTGGTGGGGGTTCTGCTGGATCTACCACTGGAGATTCTGGTGGAAATTATTCGGGTTATGGTGGATCTACTCCTTGGGTTGCAACAACATCTAGTCTTGAGAATGGTTCTGGTGCTAGTGGTGGATCAGGTACTGATACAAATGATGCTGCTGGTGGTGGTGGATCAGGTGGTGGTGCTTCATATACGGCAGTTGCTGCTGGAGCAGCAGGAGGAAGTAATGCGTCATCTGTAGGACAAGGTGGTGGATCTGGTGTTAGTGCTTATAGATCAGATGTTATGAGTCAGGGAAGTAATTCCCATAATCCAGGTTCTAATGGATACGCTATGTTATATTTTAAAACCCCATAAATATCTAATAAAGTAATTATATAATGGCATTCAATAGAGAGCTATCACAACTTGGTCATTATATTGTAGTAGATGACACTACAGGTAAGATTGCTATTACCAGTACGACATCACCTAATGTTGGTATTGGAAGTTTAAATCCTGAATATAAACTTGACGTTCTTGGTGATACTAGGATTAGTGATGGTCTTACTGTTGGTGGTATTTCTACTTTTGTTGGAGTATCTACATTTCAAAGTAATTTATATGTTGGTGGTGACTTTGATTTTAAAGGTAAGTTATTTAATGATGGTCAATTATATACATCTGGTGTTGGTATTGGATCAACAACAGTTAATGCAGAAAGTGGTGATGTTGGATATAGAATAGGTATTGGATTTACAGATGTTAATTTTGTTGGATCTGGTTTAACTATTACTGGTTATGGAAGTACAGTAGTTGTTGATTTTAATAATCTTTCTGTTAGAGCAGATGCTACAATACCTCCATTAACTTTATTAAATTCCTCTGCTAATTTGGATTCTAATAAAGGTTATTTGACCAATACAGTGGGTGCAGGATTTACAGTAACTCTTCCTTTAAGTAAGAACGCTGGAGACTTTGTTGAAATACATGACACAGAATCATGTTGGGACATAAATAATCTTATGGTTGCAACCCAAAATAACGAGCAGTTTAAAAATTATACTGGTACGATTGATTCTCCTTTGGCATGTGATGTTGCTGGTGCTACTGTAAAACTAGTTTGGACTAATACTTATTGGAGGGTATTTGCATGACAATGTTTCTAAGTGGAAGTATGCTATCTGGCACTAGTGGTGGTGGCGGTGGTGGACTTCAATTTGGTCAACAAGATAGATTCTATGTTCATGCATTGAGGAGAGATGATGATGGAATGCTTAGGTACACTAAGGTGAAAACTACTGATGATGAGGTAGTTGATGTATCTCATAGACTTGATGGAACACCATACCCAGAATTCTTAGAAGGTTTAGATTATGTGGATGAAACCACTGAAGAAAAAACTTATAGGAACAACGAGTACGATAAATACCAACAGTTTAGATTCGATTTTAGGAAAACTTCCTATTATATCGATGATGATGGATATCTAACAGTATCGTTTAGTGATCATGATTATGCTGCAGGACCAAAATAGGATTTAAAAAAAACAATGGCTGAATTTAGACTTGGCAGATTAAAATTTAATTGGCGTAATGATTGGACTACAAGTACTGCATATGTCATTGATGACATTGTAAAGTATGGTGCTAATACTTATGTTTGTAAAACCAATCATACATCTGCTGGAAACGAGAATCTTTTTTATTCTTCTGATCTTGCTAATTGGTCATTGCATACAGAAGGTATTACTCATAAAGGGGAATGGCAGAATACTAATTGGTATAAGATAAATGATATATTTAAATATGGTAATACTCAATATAGAGTAACTGCTGGATTTACTTCTGGTGCTACTTTTGAGGAAGCGGATAGTACTAATAAGATAGTTGAATATGTACAGTCATTTAATTATGAAGATACTTGGAATTCTGTAGCACAGTATCAAGATGGAGATGTTGTAACTTATGGTGGTTACACATATGTTTCAAAGAGTGTTCATACAAATAAACCACCTGCATATAATTTAGCTAGTGATTGGGATATTATAACTACAGGATTTAATGTAGTTGGTGATTGGGGAAGTACAACTGATTATACTCAAGGTGATGTTGTTACTTGGGGTGGATATTCATACGTTGCAATTACAACTAGTGTAAATATTCCTCCTACAACAGCAGCTAATTGGTCTCTAGTTAATAAAGGCTTTAATTGGAGAGGTAACTGGGATGTTAATACTACTTACCAACTTGGTGATGCTGTAAAGAGATTAAGTAATAGTTATGTTGGTGTTTCAACTGCTGGAAGTATAGGGCATGATCCTTCAACTGATACTACTAGTGTTTACTGGAGTATGTTGGTTGAGGGTGCATCAAACAATGTGATGACCACAGAGGGTGACATTGTTTACTATACAACTGGTGCTGCCAGATTACCGAAAGGAACCAATGGTCAAGTACTCTCAATGAGTACTGATGGTATGCCCAATTGGGAAAATTCTGGAGTAACACATCCAGTTTATTATGTAACAGAAGAAGGTAAAGATACTAATGATGGATCAAATATCAGTAGATCATTTGCTACTATTCAACAAGCTTGTGGTATTGCAACTGGACCTGCAACAATTTATGTAAAGGCAGGAACATATTCTGAAACACTTCCTATTGTACTTCCAGAAGGTGTATCAATTGTTGGTGACAACTTAAGAACATCTACAATTAAAGCTGGTGTTCAGTATGATCATACATTTATAAGTGGTGTTACTGGTTCTATTACTCCTAATTCTGGACCTGCACTTACACCATTATCTGGTACAACTTATGATGGTGCTACAGGAGATCTTGTTATAAAGGTAGGTGGACATTCTTTAACTACTGCTAATACAATTCAAATTGGTGGTCATGGATTAGTATTTACTTGTTCTCAGGATAATCATCAGACTCAACATGCTTATCCAAGAGTAAAAGATCCAATTTATGGTAACACTGCTGTACCAATTACTGCTGTAGGTGCTGATACTATTACAGTTAATGTTGGTAAATCAGATGCATCTCATCATCAAGATTTGGTATTGGCATCTGCTCCTACTACTGTTTCGTATGGTTCTTCAATCTTTAACGGTGCTGGAACTAAGTGTGCTGTTATTTTAGATTCTGATTATGCTGAGACATCAATTCAAATTCGTAATCTTTCTGGTGGTCCTTGGACAACATCAGATACTTGGGAGAATGGTGGAACTGATATAAACATTACATCTGCTATTACTAGACCAAATAAGCATTCTACAATGTTTATGATGAGTAATGCTACGATGCTTAAAGATATTCTAATGGAAGATCTTACTGGATTTACTCCAGCAGGTATTGTTACAACTAGAACTTGTACTATTTCTGGATCAATAGTTACTGGTACAAATTTATTTCCAGATTTAGTTGGAACATCTGTAACTGGTGCTGGTGTATCTGCTGGAACAAGGGTTAGTGGATTTATTGGTGCAACTGAAATAGAAGTAGATAAGATTCAAAATATTGGTGCAACTGAATTAACATTTACTGCAAATTCATATGATCCTAATAATGCACATATTAAAGGTGTATATGTTGCATTAAATCCAGAAAGTAGAGTTATTAAATCTCCATATATATCAAACTGTTCTTGTAAATCAGTTAAAGGTGTTGGTGCAATTGTAGATGGTGGAGTTCATAGACAATTTGTAGATGGATCTGCAACACCTTCTAACAAATCTATCGTGTTTGACTCATTTACAAACATTCACGATGAAGGAATGGCATTCTGGATTACGGATGGTGGTGTGGCAGAAACAGTTTCTTGTTTCACTTACTATAACCATATAAGTTATGCTGCTACTCGTGGTGGTAGACTTAGATCTCTTGTTGGAAATAGTTCTTGGGGTAAATATGGTGTTGTTGCTTCTGGATTCAGTCCTCTTGAGAATTTTAGACAAGGACAAATTGAAGGATTAGTACTTAGATATGATGTTGATACTCTAGCTGGAGGAGACTTCCAAATTGGTGAAAGAATTAGAGGTGGTACTTCTGGTGCTTGGGGACAAGTTAATACAGTTCAAGGAACTACATTAGATCAAATTTACTATTCTGTAATTAGTCAAGGTGCAGTTGGTGTTGGTACTGGTTTTGCTCCAGGTGAAGTTGTTACTGGACAAACTTCAGGAGCTAGTGCAACTCTTGTTAATAATACTAGTGCAAACCAAGGTCAAACTGGTTTTACACTTGTTCTTTCTGGTTTAGGAACTTCACCTACTCTTGAAGAGAATGGTAGTATAGAGTTTATTACTGGATCTGGTAATGGTGGTTATAATGATGATAACATTACTGGTGCTGATCCGTTTACATTTGTTATTTCAGGTGTAAGTCAAATTGGTCCTACTGGAAAAGGTACTGTAAATATTGACAGAGCACAATGGACTACAGCAGGTGCTGCACATACTGGTGGTAATACATCTATAATTGATTATCCTGCTAATTCTGGTACATTTACACTATTAACTCCTGCTTCTGATTCTGATACTACATTCAGTACAAGTACTATTAGTGGATTTAACCCTGGTGAATATTGCTTATCACCTACAAAAGAACTTTGTAAGATTGTAAGTTTCCCAACTGCAAACTCTATGAATATCACTAGAGAACAGGATGGTGCTGGTATTGCTACGGCATATGCAATTGGTTCTACATTTATTGCTATTGGAGCAACTAGTTATGTTAGTGCTGGTGAAATTAATAAAGACATTACTGGAGTTTCTACCAATTTCAGAGCAACATTATCAACAAGATTCTGGGATTCTATTGGCAATTATCTTAAGATAGATGATGAATTTGTTAAGGTTACTGGAGTATCTACTGATAATTATGGTACTACTCAGGTAAGTTTGGTTGAAGAAAAAGCTGCTAAGGCATTTGATGAGCAGGATATAAGGATACGTTATATCTACAGTCAGGCAAGATTAACTGGTCATGACTTCTTACAAGTTGGTACAGGAGGAACTGCAACTACTAATTGGCCATCAGTTCCATCAGTAGATCCAGTTCAAACTCAGGAAATTACTGAGGACTTCCCAGGAAGGGTATTCTATGTTTCTACTGATGAACAGGGTAACTTCCGTGTTGGTAAGTACTTCCGTGTTAACCAGGCAACTGGATCAGCAACATTGAATGCTAGTGCTTTCGATCTATCTGGTCTAACTTCATTGAGATTGGGTTCAATCGGTGCTCAGTTAGGTGCTCAAATTAATGAGTTCTCAACTGATGGAACAATGTCACAAAACAGTCATGAAAAAGTTCCAACACAGGCTGCAATTAGAACTTATGTTGCTACTGAAGATGCAGAGCATCTTGTAAGGGCACAAAATCATGCAACTTTAGGGTTAGCTACTGAAAGAGCACAGACTGCTAATGATCTAAATGCTCTTAGATCTGATCTAACCAAAGGTATTCAGGTATCTGAATTCTTTGCTGGACAGATTTAAAGTTGATTATAACTATAAATAATACAAGACAAAGGAAACTTTAAGAATTAGAGAAAATGGCTTCTGGTATTTTAGGACAAAGTGCGTTGGCTGCTACAACCAATACTACAGTATATACGGTTCCTGCAAACACTCACTCTGTTGTTAATGTAAATGTTTTGAATCGATCTGCAACTGCTCCAGCTTTGGTAAGACTTGCACTGGCATCTACTGGTACTCCTACCAATGCTGAATGGATTGAGCATGATGTTTCTGTTCCCAAGAACGGTGTTCTTGAAAGGACTGCATTATCGTTACAGGCAGCTCGTAATATTGTTGCTTATTCATCAACTGGTGATGTTACAGTTACTATATTTGGTATAGAACAAGCAGTATAAAATTATGAAAAATCAAGTTACACATATTACTGAGGTATAAGAAATGGCAGCTGATGTATTGACCTATAATGCTATTCAGGAGATTAACCAAGAATTAAAGGCTGAAGCAGCTTCTTTGCAAGTTGGAATAACTTCTGCTGCACCTGCTACTGATAGTAGTAGTTCTAGTGATTGTATTGAAATTGTTAAAGGTGCTGGTGCTCCTAACACTGGTTTATGGTGTATGATACCACAAACTGCTGCTGCAGGTGGTACTTGGACTGGTGGTTTTAAAGTTTGTGAAACTTCAACTTATAGAAGATGTAATGCTCAATGTACTTGGACTGTTCCAGGTGGCGTAACTTGTGCTCGATTCCAAATTTGGGGTGCTGGTGGTGGATCAGGTACTAGTTGTTGCTGTGGTGGATCACCTAATGCTGGATCTGGTGCATATGCATCTGTAATTATTCCAGTAACTGCTGGTGATTCATATAATTTATGTGCTGGATGTGCTTACTGTTGCTATACAGAAAGATCTCAGATGACTCAAGATGGTCAACAATCATATGTTACTGGAACTGGATTAACTAACTTCTGTGCAGAAGGTGGTGAATCTAATATTATGTGTGAAGTTAAAACAAGACAGCAATGTGTACAGAATTTAAATGATGCTTATTGTATGTGGATGGGTTCTTGTATATGCAATACTGGAACAGATTATTGTTCACACAATACTGAAACTGGTGGTGTAGCATATCCAGAGGGATATAGAGACGCACATTATCAATCAACTGCAAGTTGTAAGACTTACTTTGGTGAAGCAACAACTGGCGATGTTTGGGGTGTTCCTGGACAGTTTAGTTATGCACATTATGATCATGGTTCTAATAACTTCTGTGTTTGGTCACCAGGTGTGTATGGATTCCCAACTGAATCTTGCTGCTGCTACGACTTCCATAATGACAATGGTGGATGTTGCTATCAAGCATGTTACTGTGCTCATCAAATTCCTGGTGCTGGTGCATTTGGTTATTCCACTTGTGGTGGAGACACTAATGGATGTGCTGACATTGGTAGAATGGGAATGGTATGTGTTTCCTACTTATAAATAACTAAAAGAAAAAATCAGAGACTGTTAAAACAATGGCAAACATTACATCATCGTTTACATATCTTCTTCCGACTGAATTGTATGTCGCTGGTATATCTACTAATGTGACAGGAAGTTATACTTATAAAGGACCTGAAGATTTTGATGTATGGATTAGTGCATCAACTGGTAAAGTTGAAAAAGTTGATACTAAGACTGCTGCTCCTAGTGGTTCATTAGTTAAAACTATAAATCCAAAGGATAGTTCACAACTTCCTATGGCATATGCATTATCACATCAATTCGTTGATGATTATACTTATAGTTATACTTATACTGATGAAACACAGTCTAATGGTGATGTATATAAGAAGATTGATAATCCCGATCTAAGAGATGCTTATGAGGTTTATTGGGATTTTGCTAATAGCAAATGGACATTTAAGCAAATACTAAAGAAATTAGAAAACCCTGATGCAGATGAAGCAATAAGGAGAAGAGATTTTGTGAAGACATATGCAGATCAATATGATTTTGGTGATACAGTTAATACTAAAATAGATCATTATCTAGCAGGTATAGGAACATATTTGACTGCTAATCCTTATCATAAGACTTGGAAGTTTATAACTCTTCCAGATACAGTAGGAACTATTCCAAAGATTCCTTCTGATATTAGTATTGAACTTAATAAAGTCTCTATTAGTGGGATTGGAGGTGCTGTCTAAATGGATGTATTAATTTATAGTGCACTTAATGAGCAAGCTGCATTAAAAAAGGATATAGCTGAAAAACAAAAATGTTTATTTGATCTTAAGTTAAATGCTAAAGATCCAGCTTCTGGTGGTGGTGCTTCTGGAGACCCTGTTGAATGTGCTAAAGCTTGGTTAGGAACCACTGGTAATGAGAAAGCTCATTGGTTCTGTCCAGATGATACTACTCTTTGGACAATTTACACTGGTGGTGGTTGGACTGGAGAAGTAGAAGTTTGCGATACATCAGGATATTATCGTTGTGGTGCTAACTGTACTTGGACTGTTCCTAATGGTGTAACAAAAGCAAGATTCCAAATTTGGGGTGCTGGTGGTGGTGCTAATAAACCACCTTGTTGCTGTGGGCATACAGCTTTTGGTTCAACAGGTGCTTATGCTTCTGTTATTGTTCCAGTAGAAGCTGGTTGGACATATACTTTATGTGCTGGTTGTGCATATTGTTGTTATGGATATACAACAGAGAACCATCGAAGATGGTCTGGACATTGTTCTTATGTTCAAGGTTGTAAGTTATGTAATTTCTGTGCCTCTGGTGGACAAGGATCATATGGTACTTGGATGGCAATGACTGGTACACCTTGTACTTGTAGATTTACTTATTATAACAATGGTAATGGAATGAGATTCTGTAACCAAGGTTCTGACTGGTGTTGGGATGGTGAGAATATTCAAGGTGAAGTTATGTACACTGCTGGTGCAGGGTATCATGGAAATATTAAAGATATAGACAATCCAACTGCGGAGAATGTTGTATACGGTCTTCGTGGAATATGGCCAAGAAATTGTTGGGATGGCAACCATTATGGTTATGAAATACATGCTCCAGTTTGGGATGGTAATGCAGCATATGACAGTCAATGTTGTGTTCAATATACTTCTGGTAACTGTTGTGGATGTCAGTGTAGTGCTTGGGCGATGAATTGCTTAAGGATGCCTGGTGCTGGTGGATGGGGTTCACACGCAATGGGTGGTGGTAATGGACTCTATGGAGACTCTGGTAAGTTTGGTAAGGTTCATGTTTGTTATGGTTAAGTAGTATAATCCTTACATAACAATATTCTTTTGGTTGACTATATAAGTCAACAATGATATAATATTAAACATTGAGGTTTGACTTGAATGAATAAGGCTTTTTTTATTAATGGTGGAGCAGGGCGTGTGCTTTGCTCTATGCCAGCATTAGAGAGACATAAAGAAAAGAATGATGATTTTATAATCGTTTCCGAATCTTGGTCTGAGTTATATTTAAATAATAAGAATCTAAGGGATCATGTTTATCCTTTAGGTCATAAAGATTTATTTGAAGAGAAGTTAAAAGATAAGAAGATTATATCACCAGAACCTTATAGAGTTAATCAATACTTTAATCAGAAGTGTAATCTTATACAGGCTTTTGATATAGAGATTAATGAACTTGATGAAGTACCAGAAACTGGGAAGATTAATTTAGATCTTAATAAGGAAGATCAAATTACTGGACATAATTTAATTCTAGAAGTAAAGGAAACTCTTAAGAAGGATAAGGTTGTAGTATTCCAACCATTTGGTCAGAGTGCTAAAGCAGAAGGTAATTTTATATACGATAGTAGTGGCAGAAGTTTTGAAGTTTCTAATATTATTGAAATAATAAAAGAATTGAATAAAGATTTTTGTGTAATATTAATGTCTGAAATTGAAATACCAGGATGGACATCTCTTGGAGTTGCTAAACCTACTGGTATTGGTTTAAATGGATGGGCAGGAGTAATTAATGCTGCAGATTATTTCTTAGGTTGTGATAGTGTAGGACAACATTTGGCACATGCTGTTGGTAAACCAGCAACTGTTGTTATTGGGTCAACTTTTCCTGAGAATATATCATATCCAGAGAGTAAAGATTTTACTATTATTGATAATGGTAAAGATAGTAGAAGGTATAGTCCTATTAGATTGACAATGGATCTTAATGCTGATAGAAATAATGAGGATTTAATGGTTGTTGATAAGGATACACTTAAAAAGATTGTAAAATCTATCAAGGATAAATTAGGAAGCAAATCAAAAAATTTAGGTTTAAAATCATTTGCTCCAAAAAAATCTGATAGACCAATGGCAATATCTGCAAGTACTAATGTTACACCACCAATTAAGAAGTTTGGAGAACCTTTTACTGTACCAAAATCTAAGAAAAAGAAAAAACCTATTGATGAAATACTAGAAATAGAAGCTAAAAAATCTTGAGGTAAATTATGAGTATCATTGTATCTTGTGCCCGTGGACATAATTCTAGTACCACATTAATGGTTGATGGTGAGATAGTATTTTATCTTGAAGAAGAAAGATTATCCAGATGGAAACGTGATGGAACACCTTTACTAGGTTTAAAAAAAGTATTTGAATATGTTGATTACATAGATCATCTGGTTGTATGTCATACACATCGTAATGGTCCTAAATGTGATTGGACTGGGGAAGATTTGTATAAAGGATGGGTAAGAAAATTATCCAGAAAGAATTTTGAATTTAAAGTAACATTCATTGATACTATACATCACCAGATGCATGCTAATACAGCTTTTATAAATTCTGGTTTTGATAGTGCTGCTTGTGTTATTGTTGATGGTGCAGGAAGCTTTTTAGGTACAAAGATTGTTGATGATGTAGTATTTGAATTTGAAAGTATATTCAAAGCAAAGAAACCTCTTAAACTTGAACCTGTGTATAAGCACTTAGGAACTTCTTCTGCTATTGGTTATGTACCTGTAGGTGATGATTACTCTAATCCTGAAGTTGTAGTTACTGAATTTCCTGGTATAGTTAAAGAGTATGAAGCTGTAACTGAATATTGTGGGTGGTCTTCTATAGAAGCTGGAAAGACAATGGGTTTATCTCCATATGGAAAACCAAATTCAGATATACCTCCAATGTTTAGAAATGGATTTGGTAATAGAGATTTATTCAGTCCAAATTATCCTAATGGTGCTAGACTTCTTGCGTCCAGATTTCCAAAGATTTTAGAAGATTATACTAAGCATGAGAAGGGTGAATGGACTCAGATGCAAAAAGATATGGCATATGCTATTCAAAAAGAGTCTGAAGAGCAAATGATTGCTTTAATTCAAAAGGCACATGATTTAACTGGAGAGAAGAATATTTGTATTTCTGGTGGATACGCTTTGAATTGTGTTGGTAATTATAAGTTTGTAAAACATTTTCCAGATTTAAATATTTTTGTAGAACCTGTTTCACATGATGGTGGAACATCTATTGGTGGTGCATATCATGTATATGCTAATAATTATTGGAATCCTAATATTCCAAAATTAAAACCACTTGATAACTTATATTATGGAGCACAGTATGATCCTGATTCATACTTAGAACAGATTGATGATGGATGTAAAGTAACAGACACTTCTCCTGAAGATGTTGCAAAATTAATTCGTAAAGGTGAGATAGTTACTATCTTCCAAGGAAGATCTGAAGGTGGTCCTAGAGCACTTGGTAATCGTTCTATATTATTTGATCCTACTATTAAGGATGGTAAGGATATTATTAATAGTGTAAAGCATAGAGAGTTCTTTAGACCTTTTGCTTGTTCTATTCTAGCTGATAAAGTTAATGATTGGTTTGATCTTGCAGGGATGGATGATGCACCTCATATGATGTATGCTGTTGATTGTTTACCTGGTGTAGAGGAAAAGATCCCTTCAGTTATTCATGTAGATGGTACTTGTAGAATACAAACTGTTACAGATAAACAAAATAAAAATTATTATAAATTGATTAGTGAGTTTGAAAAATTATCTGGAGTTCCTTTATTATTTAATACTTCATTTAATCTTGGTGGAGATCCTTTAGTAGAAACTATTGAAGATGCAATTGATACTCTAAGTAATAGTAAAATTAATTATATGTATCTACCAGAGATACAGAAGTTAGTTTTTGTTGATAGAAATTATAATAATAATATTAATAGAACGTATAATCAAGAGCAAGAGGAAGAATTGTAATGGAGAATGATATTGTTTGGTGTAATGGCACATTCGATATTCTTCATCCAGGACATATAGAACTATTCAAGGTTGCTAGATCTTTAGGAAACAAAGTAATAGTTGCTACTGATACGGATGAAAAGATTCGTACTGACAAAGGAGAGCATCGCCCTATAAATGATCTTCATTATAGGGTTGCTATGCTTGAGGCAATCAAGTATATTGATGTGGTACATACCTTTGGTAGTAGGCAAGAGTTAGAAGATCTAATTGAATTATATCAACCAGATATATTATTACTTGGCGATGATTGGAGGGATGGTGATGTAGTTGGTTGGGAACACGCTGGTGAGGTAAGACATCTTCCTAGAGTAGGTGGATA